CGTTAGGCGCTGCCGTGATCAGGTCGTACGCTGGGTGCTGGTTGGCCACCTCCATGTTGCGACCGTCTTGCACGTAGATTTCCAGGCCCAAGCTGCTAATTGTGCTCGCAATCTTGTTGATGCAAGCGTACACTGTGGAGATGGCTAGTGCGCTCTGCTCCGTAACATTAACGCCGCTGCGCACAATTGGGTTAATGCCCATCTCGGCCTCGATTGTCTGGCTGTTGTACTTGCCCACGCGGTAGCGGAACAAGGCGCTTAGACGGTCTGTGAGTGTGGCCATGCAGTGCGAGTGAATTTAGAATATAAGCAAGGTACGTCACAAATCCAAGACGTCGAAAAAGAAATCATCTGCGCCCAGTGTGTGGCAGTATTCGTTCATGGCAATAATGCTGGCGATCACGCC